TAAACAAAGAACGAGTAAATAAAGTTAAAAGTAAAATAATAAAAAAAATGTATAAATTATAAAACTATGCCAGACATAACAATGTGCAATGGAAACAATTGCGATTTAGCATCAACGTGCTACAGATATAAAGCTGAACCAAGTATTAGGCAACCTTACTTTACTGAAGCACCTATTGAAGATGAACAATGCGACTACTATTGGGAAATAGATTTTAACAATTAGCTATTTATATTATTTTTAAATAAACAATAGTTGAAATATATTGATATGGATAAAAGAAAATTTAATGGCGGTAATAGTACCGTTTCAAAAGGACCAGATAAAAGAAAAAATGAATATCGTTCTGCTTTAGAAAAAGCTGCTACTGTTGAAGATGTAATTGAAGTTATAAAAATGGTACATACAAAAGCAGTTACAAAGCAAGATATAAAAGCTGCACAATTATTTTTAGAATACTATTTAGGTAAACCAAACCAAAGCATTGATATTAATTCAAGTGAGGGTTTTAGTATTAACGTAAAAGAACTATTTAAGTTTGATAACACTAAAGGATAAATACCTATCTTTAGGAAGTGATAGTAGATACTTTGTAATTACTGGTGGGAGAGGTTCAGGGAAGTCATATTCTGTGAACTTCTTTTTACTTATGCTTACATACGAAGTAGGGCATACTATTTTATTTACTCGTTACACTTTAACATCTGCGGGTGTTTCTATTATTCCTGAATTTTTAGATAAAATTGATACGCTTGATTTAAGCAAAGATTTTTATGTAACTAAAGATGAGATTATAAACTTAATAACAGGTTCTAAAATTTTATTTAAAGGTATTAAAACAAGTAGCGGAACGCAGACTGCAAACTTAAAATCGTTAGCAGGTGTTACAACTTGGGTATTAGATGAAGCAGAAGAACTTACCGACGAAGATACATTCGACAAAATAGACTATTCTATTAGAGCAAAAGGAATAGACAACAGAGTAATATTAATACTTAACCCAACTACTAAAGAACATTTTATATATCAAAGGTTTTTTGAAAACAAAGGAATACAAGAGGGTTCTAATATAGTAAAAGGTGATACTACATATATACATACCACATACCAAGACAATATAAAAAATCTATCTGAATCTTTTATTAATCAGATTGAAGATATGAAAGTAAGGAGGCCACAAAAGTACAAACATCAAATACTTGGAGGTTGGTTAGATAAAGCTGAAGGCGTTATATTTACAAATTGGAAAATAGGAAAATACGAACATATAGGTACAACTATTTACGGACAAGACTTTGGTTTTAGCAATGACCCTACAACGTTAGTAGAATGTAATATAGACGCTTCTAACAAACGAATATATATAAACGAATGCTTTTACTTACCTGCACTTACAACGTCGCAAATAGCTAATTTAAACAAGCAACACGCAAACGACGCTTTAATAGTTGCGGATAGTGCTGAACCAAGATTGATTGCAGAATTGCAACACATAGGATTAAATATTGTACCAGCTATAAAAGGACAAGGGTCGGTTACTTATGGTATTAGTTTACTGCAAGATTATGATTTAATTATAACTGCTGAATCTATTAATTTAATAAAAGAATTAAATAACTATGTTTGGTTAGAACGAAAGTCAAATACACCAGTAGATAAACACAATCACATTTTAGATGCGTTACGTTATGCAATTAGTTATCAATTAGAAAACCCACACAAGGGCAATTATTTTATATATTAATGACTTACGGAGAAATAATAGCGAAGATACAATGCTACATACATCACATTAAAGGTATTGAAGTTCAAATAAATTTACCGAGAAATATTGGTGAAATAAAAAAAATGAAACAGATGTACTTAATTGCAGACGCTTATTTAAAAAGTTGAGTATATTTGTAAAATAAAAAACAACTATGCAAGAAGCAATAGAACTAAACAAAAACGGAATTACTATTTACCCAATACCTATAAATGAGTTTTACTTTTTAGGAAAAAGAAAAATAAATTATGTCAATATAGAAATAAACATAAACGGAAAAACAAAAATAGGCAAAGGGAAGTATAAACAAGGTTTAGAATTAAGGGAAAAAATAAAAGAACTATACAACTATTTAAAAAGCTCAATTTAACGATTGGGTTTTTTTTTGTTTTATACATATTACAACTTTATTTATTTTTAAAATAAAAAGTATGCAGATAGATATTTCAATTCCTGAAAACTTAAATGAAATAACGGTTGAGCAATACCAAAAATACAATAAGTTAGTTTCAAATAACGAGGCGTCAGAATTTGTTAATCAAAAAACAATAGAAATATTTTGCAATATAGATTTAAAAGATGTTGCTAATATTAGTTTTAAATCAACAAGAGAAATTTTAACACATTTAAACGAAGTATTTAATGTAAAGCATAACCTTATACCAACTTTTAAAATAAACGGAATAGAGTTTGGTTTTGAGCCTAATTTAGAAGAAATAAAGTCAGGTGTTTATATTGATGCTGAAACGTATCTTGGCAGTATAGATACTTTACACAAAGCTATGGCAGTTCTTTACAGACCAATTAAAAAAAGAACTAAAGATTTATATACAATAAAAGATTATAATTCAGCTAAAGACTTTGAAAACGTAATGCTTAAAGCACCAATAAATGTAGCATTAGGTATGCAGGTTTTTTTTTGCAATTTAGCAATAGAATTAGCGAACGCTACGAGTCTTTATTTACAAGAAGGGAAGATAATAACGCAGGAACAGAAGCAAATTTTGGAAGAAAATGGGGTTGGTATCAATCAATTTACGGGGCTGCTCAAGGAGATGTCCTCCGATTTGATGAGGTCTTTAAATTACCAGTTCACCAACTATTAACTTGGCTGACTTTTGAAAAAGAAAAAACAGAAATAGAAATAAACAGATTAAAAAGAAAATGATATACACTATAATAGAACAAATAAAAAATACTTTAATAGCTGAACCATTTGTAAACACAGTTACAGAGGGAGATATTTTTGATGTAGATTTAAACAAACAAACTATATTTCCTTTAAGCCATATTACAATTAACCAAGCTACGCATCAAGGCAACGTTATTAGTTTTAATATAACTATTTTAATGATGGATATTGTAAACCAAAAAAGTGATTTAGATAAAATAGATATTTGGAACACTCAATTATTGGTAGGCACAAGGTTAATGGATAGACTTAATAGAGGTGATTTAAGAACTGACTTTTGGGAACTTACAGGTAATCCAAGTTTTGAACCTTTTACTGAAAGATTTGAAAATGATTTAGCTGGGTGGGCTTTAACGTTTGATGTGTTAGTTCGTAACGATATGACTATCTGTTAATAATGGAACAAAAAGAAACACATAAATACTTAAATGGTTTTGCTAAATATGTTATTCAGCAGTCTAAAAGCAATTTAACTAAAGGCAAAAAAAATAGCAGTAAAGAACTATATAATAGTTTAGGTGCAGAAATAAATGTAAGTGCTAATAGTTTTAGTTTAAGTTTTGAAATGGAAGATTACGGTAAGTTTCAAGACAAAGGGGTAAAAGGTGCAGACCCAAGTAAGGTTTCACCTAATGCAAAGATAAGAGGGCAACAAGCACCAAACAGTGATTACAGATTTGGTAGTGGTAATTTTAAGGAAACTTGGAAATACTTTACAAAAAGTTTAGAAAAATGGGTTAAATCTAAAAATTTAAGATTAAGAGATTCAAAAGGTAGATATTCCAAAGGTAGTGTTAAATCAATAGCACAAATAGTAGCCAGTAATATTTATGCAAGAGGTATTAAACCAAGTTTGTTTTTTACCAAACCATTTGAAAAAGCATTTGAAAAATTACCAGATGAATTGGTTGAAGCATACGGATTAGATGTAGAAAATTTTATGGAATTTACTTTAAAAAAATAATATGAATATAATAAACATAAGAACGCCTTACTTTGTTGAGGTAAACGAATTCGGACAAACTGGTGCAAAGGTTGAATTGTTTTTTGCTTACACACCAAGTTACGGAAGTACACCAACTTACACTTTAACAGAGTTAGTGCCTTCTGCAGTACAAACAAATTTATCTTTTAATATAAGTAATTACGCAAAGGAATTTATTAAGCCAATAAACCCAGTTTATACAACTTCTGCTACTGCTGAAAGTCCACAAACTAAAATATTTGTACAAATAAAAAGGTATGCTTTAATAAGTGGTGTTTATACTTTGGTAGATACTACGGAAAAACTTTGTTTGAATGGTTTTAATACTTATGCTGATGGTTATAACAATGTAATTACATCTGATACTTATGCTATGTTTCACAACGTAACGTTAAAAGTAAAAGATTTTTCAAGTGCTTATGTGAATGTTTATTTAGATGCAGGGAGTTACACGATTGATTATGATAATTTACCCGCTGAATCTTTAACCGTTACAACTGATAACGTATTTAAAATACCAATCAAAAGCAATTTAATAACGATAGAGGGTGGAATTGCTGACGTTGTAATAAATGCAGAGCTTGATTGTGATCCAAAATATACGCCTTTAGTTTGTACCTATGTAAATCGTTTTGGTGGATGGCAGTACCTAA